CATGTTAGGCCATCATTATGATATATTTTATACGTATATCAATCATATGACTAAACTTAATAAACGGGAAGAAAATCCAAAATTAGGTATGCCTAATGAATTGTTATATTCAGTAGCAAAGCAATTTGGTTGGACTTTAACAAATGGCAATCAAAATCATGATTTATGGCAATATGTTTTAGGCACAAATGAAGCTGGTATTCCTATTACGGGATCTAATACCACAGGCGATCCTTCAGTATCTGGTCAAAATATGACATATACAATTTGGAGGAGAATTGTAAATAATTTACCTTTCTTATTAAAAAGTAAAGGAACGAAACGCAGTATTCAAGCATTATTATCGTGTTACGGAATTCCGCAGTCTATTATTAGTATAAACGAATACGGCGGCCCTAGATTAGATAGAGCGCCAATATATGAAAAATTAAATTTTGATTATGCATTAGATTTAAGTGGTAGTTCATCAGGAAATGTAATTATAAATTATTCGCAATCTATAGATTCTGTAGAGCTTCGTTTTAGAACGGCTGATGTATTAAAATATCCAACAATACCAAATACAATGAATTTGTATACGATTGGTTCTAACGCAGTTACTATAGATTTTAGTAGTGGTACATTAGGTAATATACAAATTAATGGTACATCTTCTGCAGATTTTGAATTATTCAATGGCGATTGGATTACGACAGTACTTCGAAAAAATGGAACTAATTTAGATTTAGTTGCAAAAAAATCTAAATACGGTAAAATTGTAACAACAGTTTCTACATCAGCAACTGCGTCATTGCCATATTCCGGAACCTTAACTTTAGGTGGAACCTCAACTGGTGCTAGCAGATTAGTAGGCCAGCTACAAGAATTACGATTATGGTCTTCTAGTTTGCAAGATGATGCATTAAATAATCACACAAAAGCACCCGGAGCATATGATGGTAATACAGATGCATATTCTGAACTAATATTTAGATTACCATTAAATCAAAAAATTAATCATAGTTTAACGTCGAGTTTGCAAGGAATACAGCCGGCTCCGTCAGATATATCTGCTTCTTTTTCAAGTTGGACTTTAGCGACGCCGTATGATTCACTTGAAGAAACATATTATTATGATGCAGTATCATTGGGTGCTGGGACATTTGATGATAATAAGATACGTTTAGAATCAAATGAATTAATTGGAACGTTAGATGTTAAAACTAGAGCTGAACGAAGTCAATTTGATACAGCTCCTATGGATAGTAAAAAAGTAGGAGTATATTTTTCTCCACAAACAATGATAGATGAAGATATTATTGCGCAGTTTGGTTTTACTTCATTAGATGAATATATTGGCGATCCTGGTAATACTGATTCTAAATCATATCCGCAATTAATACAAGCAGCACAATCATATTGGAAAAAATATGAAAATCGAAATGATATCAATGCTTATATTAGTATGTTTGCATTATTTGATTTATCATTTTTTCGACAATTAGATCAATTGTTACCGGCTCGTTCAAATAAATTAACAGGTTTATTAATTCAGCCTAATATTTTAGAACGTAGTAAAGATACAATTTTACCTAAAATACAAAATTTCTTGCCATCCTACGCAGTTGTTATAGATTCAATATCTCCATCTGCAGAAGGATTATATCCATTATATGATGGAATGATAAATGGTCGTATATTATCAGTATCTGCAAATGACGATGATCAGTGGCAAGCATATTTAACTGCATCAAATTCTGAAAAATATGATAGCGTGCCATATTCATATGATTATTTACTTAGATCTGGCAGTGCATGGATTACTGGATCTTCTCCGTATTGGTTAAGTGATGCATTACAACCTATATATTTAGATGCAGTTTTTTCTACAACTAAATTTAAATCTGGATCTGCTTTATTTAGTACTGGTAGTGGAGGATCTGGTATTACTGCAACATATGGTGCTGGCACTTATGGTACTAGTACATATTATTTAGATGCAGCTGGTGCCGGATGGACTGGTGAATTAGCACAAGTTCAAGATTATCTGCCGCGCGGCATTGAAAACCAAAGATATGCAGGTTGTAAAATTACTTCACCTGGATTTAATATAAATTCGACACAGACAATAGATGGCAAACCGGTTGTAGAATTTAGATCGGCAAATCCAAATCAATTGATATATCAAAACTTAGACAATACTAATGGTAGTTTTGTATTGGTATAATTTTCATAACAGTGATATTTATTAAAAAGTAAAAGGAAACATATGGGTTATCTAGATAATTCGAGCGTAACGGTTGACGCAATATTAACTTTAAAAGGCCGTGAATTATTAGCTAAAGGCGGTAATGCATTTAACATTACTCAATTTGCAGTTGGCGATGACGAAGTTGATTATTCACTTTGGAATCCGGATCATCCGCTAGGAACGGAATATTATGGTACTATTATTGAAAATATGCCAGTTACTGAAGCTATTCCGGATGAAACTCAAGCGCTTCGTTATAAATTAGTAACATTGCCAAAACAAACAACTAATATTCCTGTTGTAAATGTTGGTAATACTAGTATTATATTAAATGCTCCAGGTAATAGTGCAGTTATTGCACCAAATACAAGTAATTTCCAAGGAGGAAATAGTAATTTAGGATATACTGCAATTCTTTCTGATTCAACTGTAGCAGATATAGAAGTAGTAAGAGCATTACAAAATTCAGTACTTCCAACTACACCTCGTTTTATTGGAGATAATCAAGATGCACAAAGTGTAGCAGTTGCTGGATTTGAATTCCGAGTTGTTGCTAAAACACAAATGCTTGAAGATAAAACTGCAACTATTTCAATTATTGGTAATGAAACGGGTGGTAGTGTTACTATTAATTTAACAGTTAAAAAAGTAACAACTTCAACAGTAAATAATGCAACTGCATAACAAAGGTAAAAATATGAAAATGAAAAATTTCATTGAAACATTAAAACAACAACCGCGTCAAGGTGGCGTACCTGCAAATTTATTAGCTGCATTAGGCGCTGCTAATCAAGCAACACGAACTCCAATTACGCCGACTCCAGCACCAGCCGCGGCTGGCACTGCAGGCGCAGCTGCTGTAACGCAACAAGTTCAACAATTAGCTCAACAACTTGCAAATCAGATGGTTGCTGAAATGCAACAATCACAAATTTTAGCTCGTAACGGACGTGTATTTACAAAATTTGATACAGTTAATGACATTGTCTCAAATCAAACAGAAGTTGTTACTGCAGGAGTTTGGAGTGATGGGATTGCTAGTTTAACTACTTTCTTTACATCATCGATTCAAACTAATACGCAACGTACATATTATGTTGACGTATTACAAAAAGACCCAGCTGCAACAGGTTCAGCAGTACAATATTCGTTAGCATTTGGCCATGCATTAGGAAGTGGTTCAGATTCTCAAGGTCAACTTAATGATTCTCCATCTAAAGCAGTTTATTCTCAATATCGTCAACTTTTATTGAATCCAAACGATACTAGATTTACAACGGCAGGCTCTGGAAGTACTGATTATGTTTATATCGTTAATTTCAAACGTGATCGAATTAAAGAACGTTTAGATGCAGGTAATTGGGAATTGCCATTGATTGCAATTACATCTCGCGATACGAATGCAACAGGATCTGTAGTTACAGGTAGCGGGGTTATTAAATTAATTGATGATTCTTCTGTTTCTTCTGCTACATTAGGTGATTCGGGTAAAATATATAATATAGTATCAGGTTCTATTAATTCAGGTGTTTATAATACATCGGCGCCTGAATATTATGGGTTAGCATATCCAGATCATGGAGTATTAGTACTTGATGGTAAAATGTTAGATCAGCAATTAGGATTTGCAACTGTAACTGGTTCAAGTACGGAAGGTAATAATCATTTTGTTTTATTCCATTCAATTTCTGGTTCAAGTTTCTTTACTGATCCTGAAACGTCTGATCCATATGGTTTCCAAGCTCGTAATTCTGAAAAAATTACTAGTACGCATTACTTTGTTAGAATTAAAAATGCGGAATATAATTTCTCAAATAATCCGTCATATGTTACCGGTAGCGTAGGAGAAATTTCACAAACTACATTTGTCGGCGATCCAAAAACATATATTACGACAGTAGGTTTATATAATGATAATCAAGAATTATTAGCAGTTGCTAAACTTTCTAAACCATTATTGAAATCATTCCAAAGAGAAGCTCTTATACGAGTTAAATTAGATTTCTAAATTAACATAGATTTAAGCCCCGTTATATTTATATTAAATGTATCGGGGCTTTTAACTATATGGCACAATCAAAATTACAAAATACAGATAATCCATATCAAGGATCATATCCATCAGTTTTTAAAAAAATTGATACCACCGACGTACAAATCAATCCATTCCAATCATATAAAACATGGACTGTATATTCTGGAAGTTTAACATCTAGTATACTTCCATTGCAAGGTATATATTCTGATGTTAATGTATTACCAGCATTAGGAACAACATTAACATATAATGATGCGTCAAATATAGATGGAAGTTTACAGTCGATAACTTATTTTTCTATAAATCATTTATTTTATAAATACAAAGATCAACCATATAATACATTTGGTCCAACTAATTTAAATCGAACAAAAAAATTTTTATTTCAAACAGCTTCTATTTTTTCATTTCCTTTAAATAAAATAGGACAAGGAATAAAACCGGCTTCGTTTAGTTTTACTTCTTCAGTATCAGGATCATTTTCAAGTGATAGATATGGAAATGTAATTGATACTGCATTAAATACATCTTCATTTATATCACAAGTTAAGTTATATGAAGGATTTAATGAATATTTTGATACAAGTAGAATTACATATGTTTCGAATAATATAACATATATTCCAGGTATTCCTACAACGACTGGTCAACAACGAAGTGTTGGATTAGCTGGCCAATTTACTGGATCATCTTATATCGAAACTGAATTAGATGGATTTTATGATCGCGATCATGATTATGCAATTTCATTTTTTATTAGTTCATCTGATACTGGAAATTCAAATCAATTAATTTTTACTAAAGCATCTAGTTCATTAGATCCTGTTTATCCATTTAAAATTGAATTAAGTGGTAGTAAACAAATTGTATTTTCAGCAGCCGGATCAACTGAGTTTGTAGCTCAGATTACATCATCTGCTGCAGTTTCATCATCTTGGGTACATGTAGTTTGTCAAAAAACTGGAAGTTCTCTGGATATGTATATTGATGGGATATTACATTCAAATGTATCTAGCACATTATTAAGTGTTTATAACTCCCCATTCACTGCTTCTGCTAGAATTGACAATAAACATGCATTAAAAATCGGCGGCTATGATTCAACTACACAAAATTTAAATGCATTAATTGATGAAATTCGAATATATAATAAATCATTAACAAGCACAGAAATAGGTTATTTAGCAGATAGAACTGAAGGTGGTACATTTTTACAAACAAATCATGTTGGGAATGTTTTTGCAAAACAAGGACTTGTAATATTTTCTAGTCCGGATTATAGAATTCATGATATTATACAAACGCCGTTTACTGCATCATATAAAAGTACTGTTTCAATTTATGAAATGTCTGTAATTGCAAAATTAGATGCTAGCGAATTAAATATGTCTACAAATTTATCATTAACGGCAGATGATGATTCTACATATTATTCATTTGTTAGTAGTAGTGATTTTGCACCATATATAACAACTATAGGTCTTTATAATGATTTTGGTCAACTTTTAGCAATCGGGAAATTAGCTCAGCCAATTCGTAAACGTGATGATGTTGATATGAATTTCTTGATACGTTTAGATTTAGACAATAACGTTGTATTTAAAGGATAATGATGATACGATTAAAACAATTATTACGAGAAATGACTGAATCAGATATAGATCGTTGTTTAATGAAAATAAAAAATAATCAGTTTAAATTAATTGGTTCTGGAGATAATGGTCGTGTATATGAAATCGATGGCGAAGATAAAGTATTTAAAATTACTAAAGAACTCGATGAATATGCTGTTGCAGAAAAAATTGTTAATCGATATAACGAATTTACTACATTTATTCCTGTATATTATGTTAACGGGAAAGATATGTATATCATGGCTAATGCAAATCCATTAAATGGCAAAGATAGTGACATGTTTAATCGATTTATAGTAGAATATAATAACTATGCGCGCTCAGAAGGCGGCGAGGTTTCTATATTTGATTTTATGACAGTTACTGATAATATCGATGCTCGACTTGATAATTTTTTGAATGCTTTACAAACAGATGTAAAAAAATTAAATATTCCAGAATTTGATTTAGATTTAGATTTTAGAACAGATAATATCATGATGTGGAATGGTAAAATGGTAATGGTCGATTGGTGATACATATTTATATAAAATTGGATTATGATGTTAGATCAACTTATTAGAAAACATGTACAAAATTATTTAAATGAATCGAAACAACTCTTCGAAGATACTGTCAATACAGATGCGATTGATACAAAATCGGGTTGGAATTTTTTAATACCGTCAGCTGATTCATTACGTGGACAAAAAGCTCAACGCGCCGCGGTTGCTAATGGCGCGTTTACTGGATTAATGATTATTGCAACTCGTAGAAGTTATAAAGTTTTTGGATATACTAGTCCAAACAAAAAAACATTTAATGATGCAGAATTAGAAAATGATGTTA